TTAGCCCAATCATGCTTCCCACTATGCTGACCACGGTAAAAAACACTGTTCATTAAATGTGGGTGCGTATCATACCATTCCACGGAGTCTCTCAAAACACCACCAACAAATACCGCTGGTACCATACCAGATAGCAATGGGTTGGAAACCTTCTGTTTAAGCCATTCTAAATAGTTTTTATACCTTTCACTGAAAAACGCTTCTTCTTGACCAACCCTCTGCCTAAAGCCGTCTTTAGCCATCTTAGCTAATATTGCATTACCGACACAACGACTTACAGTTGCTGGGGAATCACTATATTTATTTAGAAAGTATTGGTAACTTTCATCGGATAATATATAATCATACTCATCCATGTCCCCAAACTCTAGCCTCAACGCATCTACTGGGTTATTCTGTGGGTCAAATATGGTTGTCATAAGAAAGCCTTTCACTCTATTTTCATTATGTTTTACATACTCGACTTAGTATGTATGTCATCAATATATCTATTAATGTTCTAATCTCTATCATAAACACTAATAGATATATTGGAGGAGGTTTCCCTACCTCACAATATATTCTAACTACCACCAAAACTATGCAGTTTGGATTTTCACTTTGATAGCCATCTCAGGGCGTTTCATGAAAGGAATCAAATGTGATTCTAAAGTGATGTCAGCGTGAGTATCATCGACAATACCAGTGCTTCGTGCAAGCCATTTTTGACCAGCTTGTGAGAAGTGTGTGATATAAGGTGCTGGAGTATATTTAACTTGGTACAAACCACTAACACCATTAACAATAGTCCATGCCTCACCCTTAGGAGTTGCTTGTACTACAGAACCGTCCCAACGATAGAATTTTTGTGGGTAGGTGATGATACGGATGTTATCAATAACAAAAGATTTTTGATAACCGTAAGCTGTTTGTTTAGCTTGTTTGGCACTACCATTTAACAATGAGTTGTTAAGCATTGCATTACCCATACCAGTAAATGCTAGTTGGTATAGCGTAGCAAACTCTGGGTGACCTACAATAGCGTTAAAGTCACTATCTTCAACAACAAGGTCAATAACACCAACGTTACCGTTGTAGCCATTTAGTTCGGAAACCTTGTTTGCCAACTCTTGCAACTGACCACGTAGGTTGTTGTTAGATACTCGAGCATCAACAGTAAATGAAGATTGAGAGGTGCCAGTGTTAGCAAAAGCATCAATCGCCACGCTACCATCGTAAGGGTCTAGTGTTTTACCTTGTGTGGTGGTTAACAATAGATACTCCATGTTAGCAGCACCAACCTTAGTGAGACGGTCTAACTCTTTCAGCATAGCTGTTTGGAAGGTATCTGATTTAAAATCAATACCGTCAAAACCAGTAACACCGATTAAATCTTCGACATGGACTCCACCAACCTCTTTAATACTAATACCGCCCATAGTGACGTATTTGTATTTCTCTTTGTCCACAGCCATTGCATTACGCTCAGTGAATGAGGTAAGCTTTGTCATTTTAGGGGCTTTTTGGTCTACGATTTTATAACCGTGTTGGTTGGCAGTAATGCCTTGCTCCTCAAAAATACCGCTAGAATCAATGTATCCGTAGGTGGGTTCAAGTTCAGCAACAGCCTCGCTCAAGTCTAAAAATGTGTTTTGATTGAGTGGATTTACTTTAGTAACCATATGTTATTATCCTTATTTATTCTTATACAACTGGGGTGTATTGTTGGTCAACCATCTTGAAGCGGTTAAGTGTAGTAAATGCGGTATCAATCGCTTTACGTTGTGCTGCAGTCAACTTGTAGTATTGAACACCTTTGAAATCTAAGTAGCCACGTTTCAAGATGCCTCTACCATCACCCTTCACGATAAGAACACCATTACCATCAGCAGTCATACTAAGGCGCTCAAAATCTTGTGATTTTGTTGGGTTGGTGGGAAGGTCACGACCAACAAACACACCAAGTTGAGTAGTAGCGGTTACAGTAGCGCCATCTGCTGGGGTAGCTGTCATATTGGCGTAGTCTACAACAAGAACAGAGCCTACGCGAATAGGGGTGCTATTGGTGGCACCTGTAATGGTAAATGTTTCACGACCATAGCCAATGTCAGTGTTTACTTCATAGCCAAACACATCACTAGGAACAACGGTGAGTGGTGCATTGTTAAAAGTTCCCATATTAATTTCCTCTAATTAAGATTTTAGTTGTTTTGCTTTTTGAGCAATTTGTTGACCGAATGTTAGGAATTTTTCAGTTTCCTGTCCTTTACCACCAAGTTCTTGTCCCACTTTCATTGCCATGGTATCTTGGTATGTTGACAAGCTTTCTGCAATAACATCAAACTGCTCATCGGTTAGATTTTCAGTGGTAGCTAATAGCTTTGCCACTTGTTCGTTATCTTTACCCAATGCAGCTTCCAACTTAGATGTGCGTTGTGCTAATTTTGCCTCAAGTTCGACCTTGATTTTATCTTGCTCAAGGGCTTCTTTAGCTTGTTTGACTTCCGCCAACTCAACCTTCATAACCTCCAACTGCTCTTTGGCTGTATCGTAAGCAGCTTTCACATCTGTTAGAGATGCGGTGAGGTTTGTTTTTTCTTCTAGGGCGGTTTCTAGTTGACCTCTTACAGTAGAAAGTTCTAACTGTAAATCGCCAACATCTAACTTAATATCAGGCATATTATCCTCTTGTTTTTGTTTTACATTATCTACAGGGTGTCCCATAAAAAAGTTTCCTGTAGTATTGACACTAGGTGGATTTTTTATGCCGTAAGCAATCTCAAAATCTTCTAGTTCCATTACCTTGTCAATCAAACCTATTTGCATAGCCTCGTCTGTGTCAAACACGCTTGCTTGAGTATCTATGATAACCTGTTCGCTGATACCACGATTTGTCGCAATGTGTTTTACGAAAGAGTCGTAGGTTTTATTGACAGATTTCTGTAAGTCTGTTAAGAACTTATCAGTAAACTCCCCTGTAGAATTATCAAAAGGGATTTTATTTTCACCTGCAAATACAAACTGACGTTTAATACCTGCCTTATCTAACATTTTACTGTCGTTGTGTAAAGCTACAACCACACCTATTGAACCAACAGAACTTTGTGGGTGAGCAATAACTTCGTCAGCTAAAGAAGTTAATCCATAAGCTGCTGAGTAAGCATTACCATCAACATAGGCAACTGTCGGTACGTTATTCTGCTTTGCTAATTTTGCGATATAATTTGAGGCAGAGAACATTCCATGTGCCATACCACCATTCGAATCAACTTTGAGGACAATCCGCTTAACACCAGCTTCAATCATTTCAGTTGTTTGACGTTTTAACCCTTCGTATGATGTCAACTCTGTACAATCAGCACCCATACTACCAGACCTATACATCAGTGTCCCATTAACATCTAAAACACCTGTCATTGTTGTCGGGTTGATACCAAGTTGCTCTAGTTTGTAAGTTTTATATGCCTCATCATCACTAAATTCAGAACGCGCTAGAATTTCAACCTTCTCTGGTTTCTCTAGCTTCATACTAACCATCCTTTCGGGGTTTAGTAAATAGTCTGTAATAGGTTGTAGAGATTCTATAGCGATTAATTGAGCCTTGTTAAAAACCAAATCGCTTAGGTTCTTTCCTCTAGCCATTGTACTTCCTCATTAATTTTGTATCTTTATACTCTTGTAAGACTTGTGATTGCAAACCTAAACCGTGGTGTACCATAAGATAAGCTACGCCTACTTATTACTTAGATTGTTAGCTGAATTATCTAAAGCTGATGGCTTTGTTGATGTGCCGTTATTTTGACCAGCAGCAAGTCCATCGCCACTTCTTGACTGCATAGAATCATTAGTCCCTAAGATGGTGTCAAGTTCTTTGATATCCATATATTCGGACAGCCTATCTGGAAGTCCTAACTCTTCACTAATGAAGTTAATATTCTTAGGAGTCTTTGGAATTAAGTTTGTTGCTTTTGTTTGTTGCATAGCTTTGGCAAACTCAGCGAAAGGAATCTCACGCAACTTACCATACCTAATACTTGGTGTCTTCGTATCGTCCCAACCATTGAGTCGAAATAAGTGAGGAATTAAGTCTTTATTTAAGACTGTGAATATCTCTTTCACTCTATTCTCAACAAGAATATTTAGCATAGACGTCTTTGTGCTATCAATGCTTTCTGTAATCTCTTGAGCAAAAAGACACAACAACATCTCCTTCTTAAGGCGCTCAATGATTGAGGTGATAGCTGTTATGTTGCTAGACGATGCGGACATTAAACTGAAGTCAAATAGCTTACCACCTTGACCTGTCATATCTTCCCTATCGCTAGGTAAGGCTAACATTGTTTGTTCGCCTACGGCAATCTTTGATACACCATCTACAAGGGTGTCATATACTTCGCTCATAGGGTCATTTGGGTCACGAGTCATGTACTGACTTGGCATCCAAATAACTGGTAATCCGTTAAGGTTTTTGCTTGATGCAATACCCTCTAAGTCTTTAAAGCGTTGATAATCTCTCCATGTGTCGTAAACATACGTCAATGGTGATACACCTTCACCTCTACCATTACTACTATCAGCTTTGAATATTAGCAAACTCTCCCTAGGGATTGTGATGCCATTTTTATCACCTTTAACGACTTGCTTCATAGCTTTTGCTAGAGCAGTGACACGTCTTTTTGATTGTTGTTGTACAACCCCTACAATATCCCTTCCTTCGTCATCGTAAACGAAATCATCAATGGTGTGTTGAGGACGAATTGGGATTCTTTTAATACCAATTTTACCATCATCATACTGACTACCGTATTTCTTTCGTCTTACCCTAAAGACTTTCTCGTGAACACTAAACCCATACTTGTTCATGGATAAAGCTTCACGAAGAAAGTCATCGAAGGAATGGGTCATATCATTGTTGTCAACAGTGATACCTAAGCACTCATCTACAAACTTAGCACGGTTCTTATGAATGGTTGACTCATCGTAAGGTTGGATAAACCTTGGTATTCTTAATGATATGGTTTGAACAGCATTTAAAGCACTAGCTAATGTAGTGTCCTTACCCATCGTTTCAAAAGTTTTTATACTATACGGAAATACTAAGTCTTTATCTGCACCAAACAGTGAATAATCATCATCGAATATTGAGCGATTAGGAACACGGCTACCAATTTCAGTTGGCAACGGCTTGTGTTCTTTTGTGTTATCTCTTTGTCTAGCCATTGTATATTCCTAATGATTACTTATACACGCATTTTCAACGCTGCTGCGTTC